TATTCGGAATTTATTTTTCTTATTCCGTCCTGTGCCCCCCCAGCCATAATTGTTAGCCTAAGTTCACTATCTTCATCAATGGTATTGATTCCGTCATTTTGGAACCACACGCACACACCGTAAGACAACAATTCTCTGGTATATTGGATACTATCAAGAGTGTTTCTTGCAAATCTTGAAATTTCTTTTGTTATAATCATATCAATTTTTCCAAGTTTTGCATCTCTAAGCATTCTTTGGAATTCTTCTCTTTTATTTGCGTTCATTCCGGAAATACCATCATCAATGTAAGAGCCTGCAAATCTCCATCTGTTGTTAGAATGTATCAGTTCTTCAAAATGTTCTTCCTGGTGTTTGATGGATACTTGCTGCTCAAGCTTTTCCGTTGAAACCCTGGCATAATAAGCAACATTTAATTCAATGTCGTAAATAGAGCAACTTCTTAATTTTTCTCTGACATAATAAATATTCATAGTGCATTTCTCCCTTAATAAACAGGGAGTGGAATCATATAAAGTATAACACCTCATATAAATCCACTCAATACATTTTCGTTACTTTCTAGTGCTGATTTCAGCTTTAATTTTATCTCTTGTTTTCTCGTCTATCAGACCAAGCGAGAACATTCTTTCGTTTATGGCATACAATATAGCTTTTTCCATTAAATGTCCCTCCAAGTAATTATCTAATTTTTTACGTTGTTTTCCTTTATCTTTTGTATGCCCTATAATTTCCTAAGCTATTCTCTTTTTAATGATTCTACGCAATTTTTAGTGCACAATTATCACATTTTACAACAAATCAAAGATATTGACCTGTCCGTCAATCTGAGTTTCTTCCAGATTGTAAAATTTACAAGCTATATAATCTGGTTTCCAGTCAATTTCCAGTTCGTATTGCAAGCACTGCGGATGCTTGCCTCCGCGGAAGAATCTGCAATCTGAACAGGTATGCTGATAAACTGTACCACCAGACCGCTTATACATTTCGCTTATCTTCCTCATAGGATTACTCGCTTTACTCTTAACTTTCCTTTTACTTTCTTTTTAAAGATACCATTTTTAACACAATCCCTTGGATCACATCCTCTGCTATGTTCTTCAATCAAGATATAATCACAGGTTGCATTTGTACTCCATGCATTTTCGCTCTTGCTGTAATAGTCGCATTTCGAGCATTGTCTCCGCTTTAAGACTATAATTTCAGTGCTTTTTAATTCTCTCCATGGTTTTCTATCTGGCAATTTTCAGCACCTCCCAATCTGGCAGTATCTATAATTTTTAAAAGGTCTGGACTTAGTTTTCTTCGTTCTTGTTCTCTTTGCACTTCTGCCCGATACGTCCTTTGAAAATTTGATTGAACTACACTCCACCATGTACCATCTACATTTTCAGATACCGCCCATTCTCTAAGTTGTGCCGGACTTGATACTGCTTTCTGAATGATTTTTGGGAGCTTATCAAACTCTGTTTCTGCATATAATGCAGAGCTTTGAATGGCTCTGCGCACCATTTCCCATGCTTCTGTTTCGTTCAGTTCTTCTTTTTGAAGCATAAGGCTCTGCGCGCATTGCCGTAATGCAGCTATTGTAGGCTCTTTACATTCTGTCTGCATATATTTCTTTAACCCAAAACTTAAAAGCTTGTAATCTAGGTCTTTCAAAAGTCCGTACCATGTATCAAAAGCATTCTGATCTGGAAGAAATGATGGAGAAGTGTACACAGCTTTCATTGCCTTTACCAGTACCGCCCATTCTTCCCTTGTCATACCCAATTATCCACCTCGCTTACTCTATTTTGGATTTTCTCCATGTAGCTGCACGGTCTATTCGTAGACTTGTCCGCATATTGCCCTTCAAATACTTTTGCGAAATTTCCAGGCTTCAAGAACCAATCAAACGTAACCATCCAACCATTTTTATTCTGCCCCTGTAAGAAACTACTATGGCGAATGTTCTCAATGGCTTCTAAGATATCATCTATATGGTTCTGACGGATTCTGGCTTTCACTGCTTGTTCTCGTTTTGGTGTCATTCTTTTTACAGGGTTGATACCAAATTCTTCCAGGCTGTTCCATTCGGTGATAATTCGTTGGACGTCAGTCTGACGAATAGTATCTTTAGATACTATTAAATCATTCTCTTCTTCTATTTCTTTTTCTTTATTATCTAATTCTTTTTTATCTAGTTCTTTATTATATACTTCTGCCGAGCTAACGTTAGTTTTACTGTTAGCTTTACCGTAAAGTTTACTGTTAGTTTTACACTCTATTTTGTCTTTCTGCTTTTTTCGATATTCTTGCATATAATTTCTCATATACTGGCTTTTTTGCTCGATTTTATCGAGATTTTGATATTTTCCCCAGTTCGGAATTGTATAAACACCGGAAACAATTTCGATCATTCCGTAGTTCTCAAATGTTTTTAACGCTAATCGAACTGTATTAATGTCTCTTCTAAATACTGTTGCCAACATTTCATCTGTATATGCAATTTTATCGTTTAAAATAAAAACACCACTGTTGTTATTTTTCCCGGCTAAGCATAATAATTTGAACCATATTACGATAATGCTGTCTGCACTTGGTAAATTTTCAATCAGCATTATTTTTTCATCGTCAAAAATATCTGAACATATTTTTATCCATTTTACATCGCTTGCCAATTTTGAAATTCCTTTCTCCAATTCCTGGATTTTTAAAAAGTGTTTATTTTAATTCTACTTCAATTCCATTGATTTTCAGTTCTCCATTTACCGGAATTACAAGAGATGGAACACCGTTTGTTTCTTTCAATTCAATCAGGGCAATTTTATCCGGCGGGATACAGATTGTTGCATCTTGTGTTACAATTTTTGCAGTTTTTGAATTGTGGATGTTTTCAAGAGCAACAGGCTCATTGCTGAAATACATTTCCCAGTTTTCCTTGAAATCCGATAACTTCTCGTCTGGAACTCCGCAATATCCAAAAATCTGTTCCATTTCGTCACATGACACGGTTATCATCTCCGGGCTATCTTTCTTCTGTTCTCTTACTTCCTGTAATGATTCAATCAGACTTTCCGTTAAATTGAATGTTGTATTTCCTTCGAAATTGTCCATGATAAAATCTGAAAAGACATTGATCTCATTGCCGGGTATACGTGGAATTGGTGTGCCAAGAACATTTTCGATGAAGTCTTGATGAATATTCTTTATGTTTTTGTTGAAATACAAGGTTCCATGAATATCAGTGCTTCTGTCATTAAATACCGGGAATAAGAATCCTGTTTCTGGTCTTGACACTACCCAATCACGAATACGGTCTTTGATGTTATTTTCAGCCACATCATAGCTAAGACCTGCCTTTGAAAGATTCACCGGGCAAATGCTGCACAGAATGTGTTCATAAATTTCTTCTGATGCATCGTGCATTTCGGTTCCATCAGAAGCTTTTCCGGGAATGTCATATACTGCATGAATGAGAACTATGTAGTAATTTTCGTTATAATCGTAATTTTCAATCACTTTGTCGTAGAACTCGTCCAAAAGCTCATCATCTTTAAGCTTACTTGCTCTGATCCGCATAAGAAATTCCTGTGTTCCACCTTCTTTTTCCTGTGCTAATGGAAAATCAAGGTTCATAAGGTTCTTTCCAAGTCTGCCAGACATAGTTTTCTTGAAAATGTCAAAATACTTAAACATTTCTTCCTCTGGAAGAGACAGGAATGCTTCTTTAATTTTGGTTTTCTTATTTTTTTCTGCATCCACATAACAACCGCAAATGCGTGTGATTGCACAATTCGCCGGTGTAAACTGCTTCTTAATCTCTGCGATTTCTTTCTTATTCATTTTTTTCCATCCTTTCTGCTTCTCTTGCCTGTTTCTTCTCAATCCACTTATTAATTTTATCTTCGGAAATCATGTACATTTGCTTTAACATTTCGATGCAGATCAACACATCTGCAATTTCTTCTATCATGTTATCACGGTTGATTTTTCCGCGCTTCGCTTTGCTGATTGACTGGATAAGCTCTGCACATTCTTCCATGCAGACTGTACTTTGATTGTTTTTTCCGTAGTGCTGAATACTTTCTGTGATAATGACTTTATCAATCTTTATCCCTGTGATTAATCCGGCAAGAGCCTTTGCCCCAGAATCACACGCCCATGCTTCTTTGAGATAATTCTTCTGCCATTCATCTTTGATTTCTGAATTTCCCAAGAAACATAAATGCTGGTCTCTCATATCGGATAATATATCTTTTGCTTCTTTAACGTCCACTTTTTTTCACCTTCCATTACATAATTTTCCACAAATAATACATTTGTACACCCATTCTCTTCTGTGGTGATGGTATTTAATCCATTGATGTCTATGCATTCTTTATCTCATCCAACTTCTTCTCGGCTTCTTCACGGGTAAGGAATACTGTTTTACCGATTTTATCTATATCCGACAACTTAAATACGCACTTGTCGATTGCACATGGCGTCTTATTTGGAATGCCTAAGATGTAATATACTTCTGTTCCAACCTTACACGGTAATCTCACAAGCAAGCCCTGTTCTTCTAAGTCTTTATATTTCTTCAACTCTTTCTGCATTATCGATAATTTAGTAAGCTCTAATCCAGTAAATGTACCGTTTTCTTTGAGTTCCTTTAATTCTTTTAAAGTGCCAATATCTTTGTAAGATTTTAATTCTTCAAGCCACTCTGCGATCTGTTCATACTCCTTTACATATTGATTGCATATATCTGCATGTAACTCATTTGCATCTTCTGAACCCATATCTGCATTCTCGATACTCCATTTATAACGATTTGCAACTATCTTTGACTGTTTAATACCATCATCAATTAGAAATCTCTCCATCTACTTCACCTCTTGAAATCTTCTCATAAATAGAATTTTCCACGATTCGTCTACTTCCACAAAATTTTCTTTTTCATACTCTGAAATCGCATTTTTAAGGTTCAAAATTTCCTGTTTAAAAGGTTCACTTTCCTGCTCTAAATATTTATTCTTTTCAAATCGTTTGCAATACTGCTCATGTGCCATCTGTTTGGTTTTCATGCTGTATCCACATACTCCTGTAGTAGAAGCCAATTTGAAAACTCTTTTGGCGCATTCGTAGTTATATTTATCTACTCGCTCAGGCAAAGCCCAAACTAAAAAAGAAGCACACTCACAGCACTTCACTTTCTTACTCATCTACTTCACCTCTTTCATCCAATTCTGAAATTCTTTCATACAGTCAGGGCATAAGTCCGTTACGCCATGTGAATAATACTTTCTATTAACATCTAAATTCACTGGAATAAATCCATTGATGTTTTTATTATCTTTTTTAGTGTTGTATGATTCATATAACTTTCCGCATCGATCACATTTCATTGCATTCGCCATCTCTCATTCCTCCTGTAATCTCATCAATACACTGGTTCCATCCTTCTGCAAAGCCAGCATCAGACGTATTAGCTGGATAATCTCCATTATCTTTTTCTGGCAAATCCATAAGCGGACACCAGTCTGGTCTTGATTTACTTTCACAATCATAATGTTCTTCTGTCATCAGAATTACATCGCAATCTAAACAGTCAGCTAATTCACAGCATCCCTCATATTCAAAATTTCCACAATATTCAGTTCCGAACGGGCAGCCATAACAATTTTCTGGCGTGTCAATCACTAATACTGATTTGCTCATTCAACTCCACCGCCTTTCACGATTTCGATTGCCCTGCTCAGTCCAGCATTGTATCCTTGATGCACATCAGATAAAATACATTCTGATTCAATGAATTTATCTCTTTCCAATTCGCTAATAGCCTTATCCACATCAAAAACTGTCGGTTGCTCATTGACACAATCAATAAACTCTTTCTGGTCGGAACTAATACTTGTTCCAATTTCCCAAATTTTGATGTATTTAATTAATTCGTCAGCATCAATCAGTCTACTCATTCAGTTTCACCGCCTTTTATAATTTCATCAATTATTGTATCTTCTTCTATGCAATATTTTTCAAATAAATAATTCTCTAATTGTTCCACAACCTTATCCACATCAAATGCCGTTGGCTGTTTATTAACACAATCAATAAACTCTTTCTGGTCAGAGCTAATGCTTGTGCCAATTTCCCAAATTTTGATGTATTTGATTAATTCGTCTGCATCAATTAACCGCATTTATTCATCCTCCCACACTCCCAATAACCGCATCCTCTCATACAGTACAGCGACGGTCTTACGCCGGTATCCATAAAAATCCTTTGGGTTCATCGGGATATATCTTTCTTTGCTGATTTTCCTGTAGCTCTTCCGGTGTAGGATATTCTCTATAACCATATCCGCTATCACCGTGTTTTTCGGACAAGCTGACAAGGCGGCACCGGAAAGCAGGTATCCGTACTCTGCTGGAAAGTCTTTCAGCATCGTATTCAGTTTTTCAATGTCCTCTGCCGGAATACCGTAGTCCTTCAGCTTCTTATTCCTTGTCAGCATAATCTCACCTCATTTCAATAATGCTATAAAAAGTGTTATTGCAAAGATACCTGTCATAATATCATCAATTTTTCTTGGCTGGATTTCACCGTAAATCATCAACTCTAATCTACGCCATACAAGACACCAAATGTAGATTGCTACTCCAGTCATAAAAGCCGCTTTTAAAGCTTCCATTTGTCTCTCCTTTCTATTCGCCTGGGTGGTGCTTGTCGTACATGATCGCTACACATACAAGACCAGTTACTCCGACTATGATTCCAAGTGTAAGTCCTAATAAGAATGTAATCATGGCTCATCCTCCTTGACATAATCTTCGCATTCCTCTGCGTATTCATAGCTGTCCATCATGTCACACCGGTTATCGCAACCGCCTTGTTTATCACAGCAGATGCAGCACTGTGTTTCACCGTCCGGACACTCTAATTTACAATATCCCATTTAGCCCTCCTTATATAGCTCTGGAAGTGGCGTCCAGGCGATAACTTTATACATCCTTGTTCCGCCGTGTCCGTCCGAATATTTGTCCCATTCAAGATACCCATATTTCTTTTCGTTCCAGTATCCGGCGTCACCAAATTTTAAATAATTCGCAATTCCATAAAGCTTTTCAGGTGTTCCATAGACTTTTTCAAGAGTTACAAGACACTCTTTTTCGTCTTCCGGCAATCTCTCACTGACCGGAATCCATCCATTTTCTTTCTCATCATCCATATTTTCGATATAATCCATGATTTTAAGTCCCAACTCGTAAGCCGTTCCTTCAAAAGGTTTCCCGTATGGATTTATTGTTCTTTTTATGTAATCGTAAATTTTACTTTTATCGCTCATACTTCCACCTCTACAAAATACTTTTCTAAAGTTTCTTTTGATATCTCAATCCATCTATTAGCATTTACTCCGTCAAGATGGATATCTCCGCCGATAATTTTTTCATTTCCATCCTCACTTTCCCCATGTAAGCAACTGGCACGCTATTGTGCAGTTAGTACGTGATTTTAATACTCAATAAAATCAGATAATTCCATCTGACCAACTACATTGTTATCTTGCATCCACCATAGATAGACTTCTTCACCACAACTCCACTTCACATCTTTTCCACGCCGCTTGCGTTCCTCAATCATTCTGTCAAAAGCACGTATATAGGCTTGCTTGTACTTTGGAAAATCATACATTTCCTTTTCCCTCTGCTTCTTTGACGCAAGCGGACAACCTAGACAGCCTAACCTGTTATATCCGCATTGATACAGTTCACATACTTGAATGTCTTTCTCACCAATGAACTGCCAGATATTCTGATCTGTCCAATCAATAATTGGATTGACTACTGTTTTTGCTTTCATCTGGCAATTTTCAAATAATCTTCTAGTATTATCATTGTCAGTGATAAGCATTTTTTCATCAGAAACACCGATGCTTTTGCTTGCTGTCCGTCCTAATACTTCAAATGGGCTTCTGTTGCTTCGCTTTCTACTCTCAGCCCATCTAACACCTGTCGCAATCATTCTGTTTGGATTACCACCCTCTTTTAGTTCTGGGCAGCAATACCGAACAATTCTGGTAGGTGGCATCAGCTTTCTTGGAATAAGATTCCACATAGTAAGACGTTTGCCATTTTCCTGCACATGATAGTCGATTTCACATTTGATACCCTTGTCTGCCAATTCAGAAAACACAGTTTTGATATGCCTTACTGTTTGCGGTGCATCTACTGTGGTGTGAGAGTTGTGTACTTCAAAAGGAATTTCAGCCATTCTGAATAGTTGCAAAAGTACATCTGAATCCTTTCCACCGGAATACTCACATACAAGTGGCTTTCCATAATGTTTCAACGAGAGATCAGATGCAAGTCGAATTCTCTCAATTGCTTTTTGTTCTAAATCCATAATATTTACACTCCAAATCTTCTGACCAATTCTTTATTCAAATCTGGAATCCGCACATCTGTTTCAAGTTCCAACTCTTCAACCATGCTCATAAAACTTCTTTCTCCACGGTTCGCTTGTCCTACAAACTCATTTGCACAATTGATTACGTCCAAAAGTCTTTTAGTGGAAAATCCATGCAATTTCCGTAATGCCAACATAGTTGTTACCGTGTTAATTGTATTCGCCCAGTCGTCACCAGTATTGAAGCCATCGTTATAGGCTTGATCTTGCATGACTTCCAGCTCTTTACGTGAATTCTGCATGGCTCTGGCGAATGCCTGTGACATCTGATTGTCACATTCCAACACCCTATTTTTCTTTGGCGCTTTCATCTTTAATTTGCTTCCCATATTTTTTCCTTTCGTATCTGTATTCCGTCAAACGGTATGCTCTCGATATTCCCGGATGTTCTGTGGCAATCAGAGAATCCATCTCCAATTGCCGCATATGTCTCTGGACGGTACACTTTGTAAGGTCTGTTCCATCCATAATTTCTTCATAAGAAGGCATATATCCGTGTTTCTCAAAATACTTGACAAGAAATCTGTAAATATCATTTCTAGCAGATTGCCCCTCATTATATTTTCTCTGACGGTAATTCATAGGCAAAACGGATTTTCTTCCGCAGTATTGCTTTTTTCTACACGCATTTTATTTAATCTTTCCGCAGCTTTCTTCTTTGTTTCATCGGAATATTTTCTCGGTGGATTGATTTTAATGTAGGAATACGGCAAGTGAGCGAAAATAGATCCATCATTATTTCTGGCAAGAATTTTCACATCATCTGGAAATTTCTTTTCTAATTCCTCACATCTGTTCTTCCAGGAACTCCCATTCTTAGCAGTAAGCCCTACATAATCTCTTCCGGGAATCCACTCAATAACACATTCATTGGTATTCTCTGCCATGTAATCACTCTCCTTTTAAATAATCAAAGATTGATATTTGCTGATAACATTGTTTTACGATAAAAAATCCTCAATACTCATTTGTCCTACCGGGCAATCCATTACATTTCCATTCAGTGCTTCTTCTACATTTGCTTTCATTTGTTTAAAATAGCTTTCTTTAAGTTCACATGAGATTGCTCTTCTTCCAAGTGTTAAAGACACAAATGGGGTGGAACCGATACCACCGAATGGGTCAAAAATTATATCTCCTGGATTGCTCCATAATTCAATGCAGCGCTGAATAACTTCCAGCTGCAAAGGGCAAATATGACGTTCGTCCTTATCTTCTCGTGCAGATTTTTTCTGTAATGTATCGCTCTGCCTAATGTCCATCCATACTGGACTTGCGTAGTTTTGCCACACATCAACAGGAAAAGTCTCGTGTGTATGCGAAATTCGTTCTGGATTTTCTCCTGGCTTTCTCATTGTGACAATATAATCCGGGATTCCCTGCCTGTTCATTGCACTATCTTTTCTAATCTGCTTATGCAGCAGTCCCAATGCTTTTGTTCTTTGCATTTCAGTTACTGGATTTTTCCAGATGGTAACCTTACTATGGTAAATAAATCCGCAATCTTCAAAAATCTGTCGCATGATTGCTGGAAAGTCTTTCAAGCCAATCACGCCGTCACGCTCTTTCATAAGCGGCAAGTCCATACAATGAAAACTAAGTAATCTTCCGGGCATTGTTATTCGATACAGTTCTTTTGCCAGATAGATAAAATGGTTGTAAAATTCATCATCTCCCTTACTATTCCCCATATCCCGGTCACTGTTACTGTATGTATACAAGCTAGAAAATGGTGGTGAAAATACTGTATAATGAATACTTTCGTCCGGGATTTCTTTTGTGATTTCGCAAGAATCGCCGTTGTATATTGCGTATTTTTCTTTAACAACCTGGTCTAAAACATTCATGCTGTAAATTCCTCCCAATCTGGCAATTTCATTTCTTTTGTTGGCTCATAAGGCGTACTTATACGGCAAGTGCTTTTAAGCTCTTTTTTTGTTATTTCCTTTGTTAATTCTGTCATTTCAGACTGCATTTTCTGGAAATCACATTGCTTCCTTTCAATATTTTCCTTTACGCAGCCTTCCTTCGCGGAAATAATAATGTAAACATTCACAGGCTTCTCTTGCCCGAACCGCCAACACCGTCTGACTGCTTGGTAATACTGCTCATAGCTATCTGAAAGTCCAGTAAATATCATATTGTGGCAATTCTGCCAGTTCATGCCGAACCCTGCAATTTTGGGCTTTGTGATAAGGCATTTGACCGTTCCATCAGAAAACGCCAACATAGAGTTGCTTTTATATTCTGATTTATCAGAGCCTTTTACTTCCACGGATTCAGATATCAGTTCGCTTAATCTTGCTGATTCGTCATTTAAATCACACCATACAAGCCATTTCTCATTTGAACTATTTACAAGTTTCGCAGCTTTTTTACATCTAAGTTCAAGACTTTCCTTTCTGGCTTCTCTTCGTTCTGTAAGTGTTAATGATTCTTTTATCGGCTCATTTCCGTCTACAATAATTTCGTTAATGTTAAGTTTCGGAAGATCGTAGCCAGATACTTGATACCCGATATTTGCTGGGTTATCTACAAATACACTGAATGTTGCCAGCCATTGCCAGAATACATCTGTTGCATGCCCCTTTAATCTCCATTTAGATGTTTGTCCACCGTCATGCACAAAGAACATTGATAACATTTCCGACCGTGTCATAACGCCGCAAAATTCGCTGTGATTTCCTATTTCCATATAGTCATTGGGGGCTGGTGTTGCAGTACAAGCCAACTTATAAGGAACTGAATGAAAATTCTGAATAATTGCTGTTCTGACTTTTCCAGAATAAGATTTAAGAATACTACTTTCGTCAAGTACAACTCCCACAAATTCATTTGCAACAAATTTATCCATTTTTTCATAATTGGTAATATTAATACCGCTGATACATTCAGATTGGCTTTCCACAACTTTTGCAGTATAACCAAATTTTTCAGCTTCACGCTTCGTTTGATCCGCCACAGCCAACGGTGCAAGAATAAGAACCATTCCACCAGCGTGTGTGCAAACTTGATGTGCCCACGAAAGTTGCATTGGTGTTTTTCCTAAACCGCAATCAGCAAATATGCAGGCTTTTCCTTTCTTTAAAGCCCATCTCACAATGTCTTTTTGAAATTCATACAACATTGGATTTAATTCCGATTTATCAATATCAAACCCACTGCTTTCAAGAACAAATCGTTTGCTCTTTAAAAAATCTTCATAATTCATTTTTAAAAGAAGCCCGGTGCACCCTTACGTCAGCTGAAGGCAAGCTCCTTTCATTTTTTTATTTTTTATCTTTGGAATTTAGCCAGTAGAACTACTGGTGTGTTAGAATCAGTGATAATTTTCTTCGTTGAGTAAGTCGTTGAATTTTTCCAACGCCTTAATAGATACTTTGTTATTTGCTTTTTCTGGTCTGATTGATACATTTAAGTGAATATCAATGATGTGTTTTAATTCTCGCGCAAGGGTTATTTTGCCTTGTTGAATTCCCTGTCTGTATGTCTTGGGCGGTTTATATTGCCCTGTTACTTGCTTTCCAGCTGACTGGCCACCAGCTGTAACGTTGTACATCTGGAAGCCTTTATCTGCAAAAGCCTTGATTGTTTCAATTTCTTTCTGGTCAAGTTCATCCTTTCTACATGTTCTATATGAAAGTTTCCAACCAGTAGGATTACTTTCACTGTAAAACTTATGCTTTTTAAGGCTTAATGCTATGTGATCGTATTCCCCTAAATGGCTCGCACATCTCTCGCAAAGGTTGACTGCCTGTCCACAATACGCTCGGTTTATTCCGGCTTCGTCAGTTCGGTAAAACACGTATATACCACTAGAATATGGAATGCTTGGACATATCCTTTTTATTCGATTCTCTCGTTCTCGCTTCATAGTGAAAACTCTACTATAATCCACCAGGCATCACTCCTTTCCAATCTGGTCAATGAGTTTCTTACATTCATCTTTAACATAGGCAAGTGAACGAATTTTGCAATCTGGATCTTTATTTAATTCTCGCCAGCAATCTCCCATTATTTTAAGCTTTTTTTTGAAGCCTGGTTCTTCCCCGAAATACTGTTCTGCTGTCTCAATATCATAACCATCGAAACAATGAGCGCAGTCAAAACCAATCCACCATGTATTTTTATCATCACAACCATGCAGATATGGTTCTGAATAAGTAACTCCACCATGGCAGTCAAGATAACCTAAATCATAAACGCTTTTCTTTGCCAGCTTATGGCTGTTAGGTATTCCAACGTATCCGCACCTGTATGCTCTAGGCATGAACAGGACTACACATTGGTAACCTTTATACTCGAATTTAGTTTCTAAAACTGGTTCCATTTATTTATCACCCCTCCTTAACTAAACGGAAATTCATCTTCCATACCGCCTAAATCTGGCACATCCATGAAACTAGGTTCTGGCGGCGGTACTGGTCGTGTGTCTGTTTCCTGTGTCTGTGGTGACTGGCTCTTTCTTTCTGCAAATTCATGTTCTGCAACAAGGCAATCATTTGAGTAAACTTTTTCACCATTTTTGTTCGTATAGTTTCCAGTCTGCCATTCACCACGCACATTTACTTTCGTGCCTTTTTTAAGATATTTCTCTGCGAATTCTGCATTTTTTCCAAGACATACGCAAGTGATAAAATCAGATTTTCTTTCTGTATTCTTTTTCACTCTTCTCTCGACAGCCAAAATATATCTTGCGATTTTGGTATCATTCGTTCCCATTCTGATATCTGGATCAGCAGTTAATCTTCCAGAAAGAATAACAATATTCACAATTTATCACCTCTCAATCTGAATGTCGCATCTAATAAGTGCGTGTTTGATTTTCTTTGTATTTCCTGTTACAGTTTCTTCTTTCCCGATAACAAAGGAAATATCATCTTCTGTTACGTTGAATCCTTTTGTTTTGATATGCTCCATGATGATTTCTTTAATTTCATCTGTGCCGATTCCGATTGTTATTTCCAATGGTGTTACCTCCCTGGTTTGTATACTGGTGGCATTGGTTGCCATGCAATGACTGGGTAATATGCAATTCCGTGTTCTTCTACCATGCCCCATCTTCCACCGCCTAAATATGTAAGGGTTGTTGGTAACTCGGCGTCTTTTATGGTAACGTTGTATTTTATCTTATCTTCTGGGCTTTCTCTCACATCTGGCTCTGGCGGTAACTTCACTTCTGTTGGAATCCACATATCCGCAGGACTGTAGGAACAAATCAGTTCTTCAACTTTCTCGATTGCATCATTCCATCCTTTATCGTACTTACATTCTTGTTCGGAAGGTTCTGGCTTTTTCAGTTTGTCAAGTGTTTTTAAGAAGATTTTCATTGATTAATCCTCCTTGACTTTCTCAATAGTTTCTTTTATTGCTTCTTTCACAGCCTTGGTTTTAATCATCTTATCTGCCAAGGCTTTTGCCGCTTCCTGTACGATCACGTTTTTATTCTCTTCTAGTATCTCGGAAATATGAGAATGTATCATCCTACACAACGGCTCATTGGTTTCTCTACTACCATATAACTCTTTTTTATAAATAACTCCTTTGATTTCTTTGGTAATTTTTTCAACTACCTTGTCCTCAACATTTTTACGGATTTCCTTTGCAATTTCTTCCTCATTGACACCAATCGTTACTGGTACGCTGAATACGCTCATTTTCAATTTTCCTCCCCTATATCTATCACATCACATCCAATAAATACCAATTCCTCATGTTCACTAATTCCATAGCCGACAGATCTTCTTCCTACTTTAAAAAATACATTATTTGTATTAACCGTAACTCCTTCAGTTTTTTCCATATAATCAGAAACAATAGCTTTCAAAATATCTTCATTTAAGAAAGTCTTTCTTTCGACTATTGGATGTTCTTTTGGCATATATTCAAGCCATGTCTCTACACCTTTGTATTCTTTTCCTAGTGTGTCAGTCCATTCGCCATTTCCAGTATATGCAAGCATGATGATTTTTTCAGAGTTTTTCAGCTTTACATAATACAAACATGCTGTATCATCAGTTGGAGTTTCTGGAAGCACATCTTTTACTGAACGCCATACACTAGGTGAAGGAATTGTTTTTCCTGTTTTTCGGTCTACATGCTCCTGTCCTTTAATTACATAGTTTCTAAATTTTTTTGGCATTAATTTTCTCCTTTCAATCATTCAGCCGAATTGTTTTCCTTATCATCTTCAATCGCTTTTCCAAGGCAAGCCATAACAGATGCAAAATCAAGCAGTATTTCCCTTTCTCTGATGTTTCTTCCATCTTTTTCGTGCCAATCTCCTACAATATAAAGTTCTGCATTTGCTGAAAGAATATCTGTTTTCATATCCCAGTATTTAATATGGATTTCATAAGCTGCATTTGCAGAAATTGGATTTACATAAATTCCTTTTGTTACTTCTTTCCAATCTTTTAAGTCAATTGATACCATCTATTTCTCCTTTCAAAACGGACATAAGTCCAAATTAACTTCTAGCCCCGGTCTGGCAATCTGCACCAGGGCATCATCCCAAACCACCGCTTCTTTTATCTCCTTCAAAATCTGTTCCGGGTCAGCTGCTTCATTACTCAAATGAACCAATGTTACCGTCCGTAATTCTGCCGTATGGTTTGTTTTTACTAGGATTTTGCAAGTATCTAAGGAACAATGCCCTTTAAGCCTGTGCGTGTAATTTTCAGCTGTTTTGTCAACCAATTCTTTACAATAGTTGCACTCAATAACCAAGTGATTCAGTCGCATTGCTTTGAAGTTGTACTTGCAGTATTCAAAGTCTGTCATGTACAGCAGTTTTCCCATTTCTTCATGTTCTACGATATAACCATAATTGAAGCACGGAATAAGTTGCCCTGTTTCCTTATCCCTTGTAGTATGTGGCAGATAGAACGGTATTACTGTAAATGAACCAACCCGAAACGGTCTTTTCTCTGGAACGCCCTTCATCAATTCGCCAGTGATGATTTGCAGATGTTCCACGGTTTCATCATTGGTGTAAATCTGAATACCAGCATTCATCAGTTCCCGAAATGATTTGATGTGATCTCCATGCTCATGACTAAGCAATACACCAGAAACATCACTTGTTCTGTAGTCAATAGCCTTCAGAATGTCTTTGTATCTGCATCCGCAGTCCAGAAGAAGCATTTCTCCGCTGTTCGATTTCAGAACATAGCAGTTTCCGTGGGTGCTTCCTGTGTTTACTACTCGCATGAACATTTATTATCACCTCTATTTCTAAATATTCCTTTAAATCAGTTTTCTTCATTCACAACAATACCGCCGTGGATAATAACTCGCTTTCCGTCCGAATCGTCAAAATAAACTTCATTTTCAGATTCGGAAACATCGAACTTCCCAGACCAGGACTTGATTTTACCGCCATTGTAATCGTAAACAGTTACGGTACGGTTCAGACCACCGTTCCAATTACTTGAAAAAGATTTTACTTCCCTGTCAAAGCTTGCGGTACAGCCTGTGATTGATACACAAGCTGTTACTGCTGCCACAATAATCAATTTCTTTTTCATTCTACATTTCCTCCTGGCTCATAAATGACGGAATTTCTGTTTCCACTGGCTCTGCTGCCGGGACTGGTTCTTCGGAATATCCATCTGATTCAACGACAAATTCCTCACTATTTGCGCACTCATCAATTTCATTCTGAACTGCTTTTTCTGGATCAGTTTCAATTTCTACGCCAGCATAAAAAGCATTCTGCTGTGTTGGATTCTCAAAATCCAGTTCAATGTGCTTGCACAGTCTATGTAATACAGTCTTTTTGTACATTTCACCAGTAAAGTTTTTCCAAGCTGGACTATTTGAAGCCTTACTGGATTTTCTCGTGTTTTCAAGGTCTGCCAAAGTCATAGTATCGTAAGCCATGCCACCATCTTTATAAAGAACAACTGCGAATGCTCCAATGATTTTTCCGTCATTAAAAGCTTTTGGTTTGAAGCTGAATGTCTGTTCGCCATTTTCGATAGATTCTTCGAAATCATCACCCTCACGAACCAGTTTTGCATAAATATCCTTTATCGGGCGAATAGAATATTTCTTTGCCAGCTTCTTCGCCCCTCTGTAGTCCGTTTGGTAATTAAGCTGATTTCCATATGGAACCAAGTAACACTCTTTTGAATAAAAATCCAAGCCCAAATAAGCGCCCTTCATCAGTCCAGACATCAACTGTGCTTTGCTATATTTCTGCAACTGTGGATTATCATTTACCAGAGCAAGTGCATTCTGTACGAATCTTGCCTTGTTAAAATCTTTTGGAAGTGCTTCTGCTACTGAATTTAGCTTTTCAGTAAGAGCTACGCTAAATGTCTGCGGTTCCTGGTTTGCTACCTGTGTTGTTTCTGCCATATCAATTCTCCTTTTCTCTTTTTTATATTTGCTAACACGCTATTGCGTGATTGCATCAGTTTTGTAACTATGTTATTTGATATACCTCTCAAACCATGATGAGAGAACACCGTCCTGCAAGCTTGTTTCGTACCTGTGTTATTTAATATACCCCTCCGGGGGCGTTCCTGCTGCCTGTTCATAACTGATTTTTCAGCCATGTTTCGTACCTGTGTTATTTGATATACCTCTCAAACCTCAATTTCCAATATTCAGTTTACATAGGTTCTTGTGAGTGAAATATTTTCCTCACATTCCAGGTGCAAAATCACCTGTGACTTGATTAAGCCAATTATTTCTGTTATTCTAATAATAAATATAGTTTGTTCTATATTTCATATGGAGCAGCCAGTCTGTCGCCAAACAAGTTACTGGCTGTTCCTTTCTTTTTTTAAAGCTCTTTCGCCGTCAAATCTCCGTCCGTCACTCTAAGCACAATCATCTGTCTGTCCAATAAAGGAAGTCGCTCGACATTTACGGATTCGCTATCGTCAATCCAAATCGGCAGATTCAGCCCATTCATTTCCTGTAATCCATTCAGTAAATCAACCTCGCAAAGAATTTTGTCGGAATGATTTAATCCGCTATTGTAGTCAATTCCATTGCAGATCATCTTGCAAGTTTCCACTGGATTTCCCTCAATCGTGTAATCAAGGAAACTGAACTGGAAATGATGGAAAAATGGATTGATTTTCTCTGCCAGTGCCTTATTCTTCTGAATTGAGAAGTTAAGAACGGTGTCAATATTCTTTTCAATATCGGCTTGTACCTGTCCAAGGTCTTTTAATTCCTCATTCAGTTCGGCTACTCGCTTTTCTTTCTCTTTGACTGCTGCCTGTGCAATCTTAATGTCTGCATCCACGTTGGAAATCTGTTTCATAACATTGCTGATCTGCATTCTCAATTCCTGTTTCTTTCCAGAAACATCATCAAATGATTTCAGTTTCTCTTCAAGTTCTGCAATTCTCGCTGTAACCGCAAGATATTCTTCGTCATTTGACATATCTACAGATTCTGGAAGCTCCGTAAATTTGGACTGTTCTTCCTCAATCTGCTTAGTGAGTTCAGCAACTTCATCCTGCGCCACACTGATTTCCGACTGTAATTTGTTGATTTCCTCGTTGGTTTTCTTTAATTTTGCAGCGGAAGTATTTCCAAGGTCGCAGACATATTTAAGATTGTTCTGTTTTTCTGATTCAAAGGATTCTTTTACTTTCAACTGTGCTTCAATTCTGAACTTCTTCTTTTCTTCAAAGGAGGCTTTCAATTCGGAAATCTGTTCTTCTGGCAGTTCCTGTCCACAGGTCGGGCAAATAGTTTCTGAATCATTGAATGTTTCGGCTTCAATAGCTTTCAGCCCAGAATCATCCCACTCCATTTCCTTGATTCTTGGATAGTCCTGTCTGGCTCTATCCAAGTCAGCTTTTGCCTGTTGTGCTTCCCTTATGTGGTTGTCCAGTTCCATTCCAATAATACGAATGCTTGATTCCTTTTCTGATTTTTTTAACTTAAGTTCGGAAACTGTATCAGAAATGAATTTTTGTCTGGCTCTTAACCATTCATTCGCCTTGCTAACCAGACCATCCCTAGAAGATTTCAGTCCTTGGATTTCATATGAAAGGCTGTCATAACCCTTTGCTGAATCTTCAAGAATCTGTTCCTGTTCTTCCAGTTTGGAAATCTCCACATTAAGTTCCTGCTTTTTGGATTCTAGGGAAGAAGTGTCTTCTGCTTCAACGCTTCGATTGGTTTCATATGCAATCTCCGTGTTTTTTGCATCAACTTTTTTCTTTTGCGCATTCAGTTCCTTTCGGAGCTTCTTCAAGGTATCCTCTACGGAATGCCCCTTTGTGATTTCTTCCACATGAGCGTACTGTGGATTCTCTTCCATAAACTGAGCAATGTCGAAACCAGACATTTTTTCCAGTACCTTCCTGGATTCTGCGGTTGACTTCTGCAATGTATCCAGAAATGGTTTTGGATTACTACACATCAGAAGCGTTGAAGGCTCTGCTATTGATTGAATGAACTCGGTATAATCCTTTGATTTAGCCGGGAATCCGTCAATTTCATAAGAAGTTTCATTTCCATCGAACACCTCTTCAGACTGTCCTCTTGGTTTTCTCCATTTCTGCTTTGTGATTTTTCGGATCACTTTTTCTTTCCCATCAATCGCAAGTGTAAGCTCTCTTACAACATCAACCTTTGGCACTTCCACGCCATTTTCTTTTCTGCGAATAGAAGTCGGTTCTGTGCCATTTGCCATCTTTCCTGTCAGAACGTCCAAATATGCGTCCTGCAATGTGGATTTTCCTTCTCTGTTTCTGCCAGAAATCTCTGTTCTCGGAAACAAATCTACAGACTTACTTGGAAACTTCTTGTAATTCTCCAAGTAAATTTTTTTTACTTCCACTTTCATGCTCGATTATCCTCCCTATTGATACCTCATATGCAGTTCTAAGCTCCACTTCATCACCAGATAATTTTTTATGATAAATCCGGCTCTGGATTCTTCCGATTATTTTTACGAAATCTCCAACCTTGAAATCAGCAGCTTCTCTGGCTTCATTCCACCATGCGATACATGGTATATAATCTGTTCTTCGCAAGTCATATTCGTTGCAAGCAATCATCAAATCACAGATTTCTTTTCCACTTGGTGTTCTGCGGTACACAGGCGGTTTACAAAGATAACCTTCCAGAATGAATTTATTTTCATCGTCTACGCTTCCATCTCCGCCCAATAATGTTTCTGCTTTAACTTCCAATATTAAATGTGATTTTCCATTTTCCTTTTTATTGTATGAAGTGTATTTTCCTTCAATATAGATGTGTTCTCCAATTTTCCAGTTTTCTGCCATTCTTTCTGGTATTGCTACTGGAAGCAAATCTACGTTTCCACTGGTACGCTTTGTTCCAACATAGAATCTTTTGAATTTATCTCCATCCTTGAAAAATTCCTCTGGCTGAATGTCCATTATCACACCGTATATCTGAACTTCATTCTTATTATTCTTCATCCTCCAATTTCTCCATTTCTTTTACGGAAATCTCATATACACTTTCCGTTTCTTCCCCATTAACATAAACATCACGGCTCATTAGCCTGCCAGTTACTTTAATGTAATCATTCCTTTTAACGTCTACCGCCAGATCAGCACCTTTTCCCCATAAAGTGCAGCGAGTAAAGTCTGCTCTTTCTGAAAAGTCTCTTGTAATTGCCACGAAAAGATTTAAAACTTTCCTGTGCGTTACTGGCGTAAGTTTTGCATAAGGTTCTCTTGTGCAACTTCTGGCAATAAACTCTACTTCGTTTATATCACCCTCTGGAACCTGTTCTTCCAGGATTTCCACTTCGTCAGCTGCAATATAATTAACATTGTGGTGCTTATTTGGATTTTTAGAAATGTCCATGCTTCTGATTGCTCCTGTTACCACAACTTCTTTTCCGTTATAATCATTGTCACTTACAATAGAATCTTCTATAACGATTGGGAACATATCTACTGCACCACTTTTGCGAATAACTGTCAGCATGAATTTGTAATAGTATCTTCCGTAATGTTCGTGGCTGAATACTATTTCCCCGGCTCTACCGGATAATCTTACTTTATTTAATCTTTGCATTTACTTTTCCTCCGTTCCTAATATAATAGGAAGAAACACCATTGAGAATAAGACGGTTGATACGAAGAACACCTCGATAGCATCAAATGATGTAAACATCCATGTAATTGAGAAGATTACTGTAAACATCCCTATCCCCACAAATATTTCTTCTATTGTCTTTACCACCTCTTTCATTTTGTCCTCACTTTCTTCTGGATGTGGTTACTACAAGTGCAGTTGCCAGAATAGCGATAATTACATTTCTTGCCATCAGCTTTTCTTCCAGATCAGCAATGATTTCACTGGAAAGTGGCTGATTTTCGCCATTTTTTTGCATAAAAAGTCCTCCTGTTATATTTTTGTTTGTCAAATACAGGAGGTTGTGTTATAATAATCCTGTATTTAACTAACTCATTCTTAGTTAGATACCGTCCTGGTTGGTGTGACCGCACCTTCCAGGGCAACTTAATCTACTTCTACAAATTTTCCGTCTTTCAACATATAGAAAGTATCTTCTTTAATGTTTTCTCCATCTACTTTTGCTGATTTAATATCTACAATATGATATTCATTATTAATTTCTTTCCACTCAGTCAGAACAATAAAACATCCGATTTTTCCCTTAGCTTTTGATTTAATTCCTGTAGCTAACGCAATGCTTTCTTTTCCTTCGACAATTGCCGCTGACTGATTTCCGGTATTGGTTTCCGCTGACTTATTTCCGGTATTGGTTGCCTTATCATCTTCCCAATCAACTTGCTCTTTTATATATTCAACGCCAGCTTTTATAATTCCGGCAATTCCAATTTCTGCTTTTACGGAAATTTTCTTTCCAACTCTCTTGCTATCATCAGATGATTTCTAGCCATTCTCTTCAAGCTCAACTTCACAATATCTGGAATCTGAAGGTGGATAATAACCGAATACATCCATCGGAAATTCGCAAGCATGGAATCCACAATTACAAATGTCTGCTTTTTCTTCTGTGTATTCTTTTCCAATTTCATACTGGAAATCTCTACACTTTAAATCTTTGTCAAAGCCTTTAAAGCATTTCATTCTTTCTTTTCCTCCTTTGATTTTTCTGCATCAAGCCCAAGCATTCTAAATGCCATTTTCTTTGTGAAATCATAATCGTTCACGCTATTCGCCCAAGCTTCAAATGCCTTTAATCTTCCAACCAGAAGTGCATACTCTTCATTGACGTTCTCTGGAATATAATCTGTGCTCTTAGTTTCTCCCATGATTAGTCCTCCTTATCTTTTGCTCCAAATTTTTTAAGCATTTCTTTCAGATGCGAAATAAACGGAATAATTGCATCTATCTGTTTGGAAGTTTCCTTGATTTCTTTATCAAGTTCTTCCTCGTTCATAAGGCCATACTCAAATGAATGTCTAAGCTGCTCTTTTATTTCTTTCTCTTCTCCACCATTTTTTGCGAACATCTTTTTAATTTCATGGGTGATAACTGCATACTCTGAAAGAATATCAATCCCTTTACCAGAAATATTAACTAATCCGTTTTCAAATTTAATCATTGTTTTTCCTCCCTATTTTCTTTTATTCTCTCCATCTGAATGGTATAATGTGTTCAGAAAGGAGGTATGTTAAAATGTTTCTCAAATTAAAAGTTTCCTGTACTTGTCATTGCGATTACTATATAAGTGAAAGAATAAGTACAGACAAGGTTGTGTGCCCGAATTGCGGAAAGGAACATCCTTATTCTCATAAAATAATTTCAATGCTTCATGCCGCAAATGAGATTGATGATGGCAATGTTCCCGGAGCAGAAACAATAAAAACTTCCGTTATTTCTGAATGGGAAGATGTGACTGAGCGTCAATAACAATCTTCATGTACTCTAAAAAGCCTTTCGCTTCAGTGGCGGACAGACCGCATTCGGCAATTTCGTTTTTTACTTTTTCTACAAGGTCGCTTGCCTTCTGTCCGTTTTTGTGGCGATATAACTGATATATTTTGGAATCATAATCGGATAACCTTTCAGCAACGTAATCATCTGCTAACATTCTTTGTTCACCTCCCCTATTCAATAATTGTAAGATCTTCATCCACCGCAAATGGTTCAGTAACAAATATTCCATCTTCTTTAAAGAGAAGATCAATTTCAACATGTTGCTTATTTGCACACTTCACAACAACTACATTCTCATTTTCTTCTTTGGTATGTGTGAACAAAATATCTGCAATTTCAAAACCTACAAGAGAATGAAAAATTTCTGGATTATCTCCATAAAATTCGTAGCTTTTAATATCTTTCACTGTTTTACCCTCATTTTCTTTCTGAATTAATATCATAATTGCAATCGCGAATCTGCATTTTTGTATTTGTACACGGTTGCCATCCCTTGATGTACTTCACAGCTTCCTCATATCTTAATTTTGGAATGTTGTTTCTTGCGTTTACACCGAAATAAGATTTCACATCTCGATTACATTCTGCGAATACTTTCTTTCCGATTTCTGAATAGGCATTAGATTTCTTTCCGCCCAACGCTTCAATAACCACTAGCGAAACCAGATCCCCAAGATATTTTTGCTGACCGTAGTCAATTGTCATTGTATTTTCAAGTTTTTCGATTCTTTCCTCATGATCTGCTGTGCCCTGGGCAAGAATCTGAATTTGTTCGGCAACCGTCAATGGTTTTCTGTAGGAACCTGTCTTTCGAATTTCTGGGAGAACTTTACTTGTCACCCAGTCTGTAAACCTTTCGGCAGATTCTTTTCTGCTCTGGAAAATCAATTTATACATATTGGGTTCATTTACAAAGTTAGCATTCTGCTTTCTCCCGATACCATCAATGACCTCATTTGTAATGACCCCATCTGCATTTAACCTTGTCTTTGCCTGGCTCGGATTTGAAATTTCTAATGCTTTGCATATATCAATCATGCAAAACCAAGGTTCATTATCAATAGTTATTGTCCGAATATCTCCGAACTCTGGCGAATTAAAAATCTGTAATTCGTTCATTAGTCTCCTTTCTGTGATATAATCTCCTTTAGGAAGGTGTAATCTCTTTTACATAGAGCACATCTACTGGGTTAAATTTCAAACAATATTGCTTTCCAGCGTCATCCCATTCCAAACGTATCAGTTTATCTCTAATGTCTGGTTTCACAATATCATCCGGGAACACACACGGAATTTCGATTGTTTCCCCATTTTTAAATTTGATAATTGTCATCTTCTCCTTATAATCTCTCCTTTCTTGTGTTATACTCACTATAAGAGTGGAGGTGATGATTATTGGTATTTAATGGTTTCTGCGATAAGCAGAACAAAAATTATTCCATTGAAGCTTCTCTCATTAATACTGGATCATTGGATGATTTGACGCCTAATTACACAATAGGTCGAATTAAGTGTAATTATGCAAGCAAAACTGGATGTTGTTCAAATCCGAAACAATGTTCCATTTTAAAAGCTTCAAAATAATTCTGTTTGGCTCTCTGAGATATGGGAGCCTATTCTGTTTGAAATTTCAGCATCCTTGGTGAATCTTTAAACTTGATTCCCTCAATTTCCCCGATACCTTTCTGGTTCACCTGCAACATTTGCAAATCTGTAGATAAATCAAAAGCATTCAGATCAATGGAAAGTATAGGTTCTGAATCTCCAACTCCCTGTTTCAACTCAAAACTCCTTACACCTTCGAGTTTGTGACCATCTATAAGGATTTCTGTGAAGATTCCACATTCGCCATTTACTTGCCGGATTTCGATTTTTGATGTTTTCATTAATCTCCTTTCTGTTCTAAATCAACAGTTTCTTTTTTATCTGTTTTTTGTTCCAGACTGTTATCAGAAAAACTTTCCACTTTCCCAAGAATGTAGCCTTTATCAAATTCCGACATCTTAGGAATTGCTTCTTTCAGCTTTTCTACGATTTTTTTCTTTCTCTGACATTTTCTATTTCGTCTCCTTTCTACGCACAATATTTAATTTCGTATTCAGTTACAATCTTTGAGAAAATCTCTCGCAGCTTTTTATCGTCATCGATAACATCCATTTTGTTTAGTGAATTAATCTCTGTTTTGGTGCAACCATTTTCAGCCATGCGTTTTCGCTTATTTCTTAATCTTGTATTCAGATCACATCCAGCCCGGCGTTCCAATTCTGTGTACATTTCTGTTCTAAGCATTTTAAACTCTGCTCCGGCACCTTTTTGTATGCGATTGAATTTAGAATTAATTTCTGAACGCCAGTTATCAAATACAGGCTTGACCGCTTCTTTGATATTCTCTGTTGTCGCAACTGCCTTATCTGCGGTTTCTTTTGCAAGTGCAATCTGCCGGTCTCTTTCCTTATCGGCAAGTTCTTTCTCTACCATTTGTGAAAGTAGCCCCTGTAACATTTGAAGTTCTGGTGATAATGCCCTTTTTACAGTTTCTTTGGTTTTAAAGTACCCATTTACAAGCTGTCTCTGAACATCCCACGCTAAATCGTCTGTGAAGGACTTTACTAACATTAGATAACCCTGTTCTGTAATAAGCGCATAATCAGAAGTTGCCTTGTCTGGAATGTCAAAAATTTTGGTACGACGAATTTCGTCGGCGCTTACTCGGAAGAAATCTTCGCTCTCGATAAAGCGCTCTCTGTTGGTTCTGAAATTTCTGCTTGCCGTTCCGTCTGGTCTGCCGTGAACTGCATCAATATCTTTGAATGTAACTACTCTCTGACCGTTATACTCTTTTATTGAGATATCCGAATTTCCAATATGTACTAACTGGTTCGTGTTTATCACTCCTTTCTTAATCTGATTTTCAATTTCATTTTGTGTTGAAAATATTTTTCCTACATGTTAAAATTCTTTCATACCCAAATAATGGGCAATGAAAGGAGTTGTTTGCTTTGACCAAACTTTTGAATTTGCCCTGTTCCTTATTGTAGGTCGCAAGCAGAGTGAACTGCGTTACCAAAGTACGTTAAGCAATTTCGTTCACCGTATTGAACGAAATTCCTACATTCGCCAACTAATGGGCAGCTAATCTTTTTTTACTCAATCGCAGAACTAAAACTGCGTAAGTGGCGAAGTGTTTCAAGAAACATTTGGTGCTGCTTATGTGACTGAACAAGTGCGTTCAGTCTGCAAAACACATAAGGTAAACAAATTTAGGCAAGAACTGATAGGACAGCACTCCTGTCAGTTTTTTGCTATTCTTCTTTAAACAGATATTCCAGATCATATTCTGGGAAAAGTTCCTTTTTAGAAAGGACTGCTTCTGGATATGTAAAAGGTGTTTTTCCCTTTATCTTGTTCTGAATAGTCCTTTCATCAACACCAAGAACCTTTGCAAACGCTCTGATTGTAATTCCTTTGTCATCAAGAGCTTTTTTTAAATGAATTAACATTAATGCCTCCTGTCGCATTATTGCGACTACTGTGTAAAAAAAATATCTATTGCTTCTTCCCTGCTTAAAGGAACTGCGCTTACAATTCCGTGAATTTCACCAATTGTAAACTTTTCGCCGCCATCTTTCAGCTTACGGTAAAAAGTGCTTCTATCCATACCAATTGCGCTTGCAACAGCTTCTTGTGTATTTCCATGTTCAACAATTTTACCTTTAAGCCTTGCTATATTTACAACCACAAGCGTTACCTCCTTTCTAGTAGCATTAATGCGACTTTGTGATTATATATTACATCTTGCAGTCGCATTTGTCAATATAAAAAATCGCATTTTTGCAATTATTTTTGTTGCATTTTCGCAACATTAATGATATTATATATTTCAGAAAGGAGGTGTACAAAATGTCGAAAACTGGCGAACAAATAAAAAAGAGAAGAAAACAGCTTGGTATGAGCGCTGATGAACTTGCTGAAAAGTTGGGCGTATCAAGATCTACTATATTTAGATATGAAAAAGGAGATATTGACAAGGTACCAGCAGAATATGCAAAGCCATTGGCGGATGCGCTCTGCACTACTCCAGCATATTTGATGGGATGGGAAGATAATTTAGAAACTGAAACAGATTTTATCCCCAAACTTATGACTGACACAATATCTGTAGAGCATGTTAAGCTACTGCTTGAACTAAGTGACACTGATAAAAAGAGTGTTTTCGACATGATTGAATTTCTTTATAAAAAGAGCAGGGATTAATTCCCTGCTTTTTTAATATCCCCATTGGTTTTTAAATGAAATAATCATATTGTATAAAAATTTCATAAATTTTTCACTATGTATTTCTTCTATCATCTCAATAATTTCTTTCTTGTAATCCACGTAAATCCCTCCCAATATTGCAAACATATGTTCTTATTTATTAAATTATATCATGTTTTCATAACCATATAATGGGACGGAATCATCTCCACTCAAGTCCTTTCTGGCAAGTTGCTTTCCACCGACTTTTCTGTGAATTATAATCTTTTTTGCATAAATATTGTGATTACAGTCTTTTTGAATCGTATTATTAGTATGCAGGGAGATTCCAGATGTTAGACGGTTTGCCTCTATAATACATCTCTTCGGAATACGACTTTCCTGTATAATTTCTGCCTGGGACATGATGATTTTCTCCTCCCCAATAGAATTGCTGTGTTCCAGGCATATATTAATGCGAACAGATAAAAGTAATTGTATTATTAACAAAAATAATGCTGTTTGTTTTGACTTTTCTTTCATATAGAACCTCTTTACACTACTTTTTTAGTATGCTATAGTATATTATAACAATAATTTCAATAAAAAACGATATTTGGCAAAAACGTGTTCTCTGATGGCGAAATTAGCAGAAAAGAGATGATTTGAATGCGAATTGCAATATGCGATGATAACGAACTACAAATTAGTATATTTATGAATCGGATTAACAATTTTCTCAAACGAAATGGTGATGTAAAAGCATTGATTACTCCGTATGATAAAGGGCAGCCGCTTATTGATGATGTGGCAGATGGCGAATGGTATGATATTGTGGTTCTGGATGTCGTTTTGAAAGAAGAAAACGGAATTGAAGTCGCAAAGGAATTGAGATCAAATGGCTATAATGGAAATATTATTTTCTGGACAGCCCACAAAGAGTATGTTTTTGAAGCTCTTGATATACTCCCAGTTCATTATATTATAAAAGGCTCTGAGAATGGCAGAATGTATAGTGCTTTCAATCACGCTCTTAAACATATCCATAAAAGCACTCTTATGATAAAAGGAAAAGACTTTATTCACCGGGTGGAATTTCAAAATATAGAATATATTGAGAGCCAAAACAAATACATCATTATTCACTGCACTTGCGGTATAGTTTATATGGAACGATGTAAAATTTCTGATATTGAAGAATTACTGGATTCCAGATTCTTGAGGTGTCACCAGAGCTACATAATAAACATGGATGAGGTAAAAGAAATAAATACTTCGTTCCTTATGTTTTCTGGGAATACTGTGCCGATCAGAAGAAAAGACTTTGCGAAAATAAGAAACGAATTTGAAGAATATACAACATTTAAGTAGCTCCCGGGAAAACCCCGGGAGTATTATTATTTCAGCAATTCATTGACTTTTTTCTGCACTTCTGCGTAGTTGTAGCCGGCATCTTCCAGACGGTCTCGTCTATCTTGTCCATTTCCCCATTCGCCATTGATTACCTCTTTTGCAACCTTGTCTACACTTTTCTTTGCTGTTACGGAATACACTGCTTTTCCGTTCCAATCAAAAACAGAGTAACCGGCTTTGCAAGCCTTCTTCGCATTTTTCAGTGACTTGTAAGCCCCGATCTGGCTCTTGGAATTCTTCCAGGTCTTACGGACACGGTAATACTTATCAACCTTTACAGTCGGCTTTGTGGTTGGTACTGCCACGGTTTCACTAGAAATAAGCTTCTTAAATCTCGCCCAGTCACCCTTTCCACGGATAACGGATGGACAATTCTTAGCGCACACATCATAATGCTGCACTACTCGGCTTGCTGGGATTCCGTATTTCTTCATAAGCTGCTTGCACACATCAACAGTATTCTGGAATGCTTTTTCGTAGTTATATCCAGCATTCATGCACATTTCAATTCCGATGGAATTATGATTATTTACAGTTCCAAAAAGCTTACCGCCGTAATTTACCCCAACGTGCCAAGCCCCACGATTATACGGCAAGGCTTGGTATGCTGACTTATCGTCAACGAATACGTGGGCTGAATAGCCATGAAAATTGCCATTATGCTGTGCGGTGGCGTGTGCTTTGGCGTCTGCTGTTTTGGCTATATTATCTGTATTATGGATGACAATATACCGAGGTGTTTGTCCTGCGTAACTGTTGTTGTTGCTGATTAATGAGGTGTTAATATTCATGTATGTTCTCCTTTCATATATGTGCATTATTAATTAACTTCATTTCAACATCTGAATTTCAGGCGCTCAAATGAAAATAATTAGTCGAATAAACAGTAATTTATCTTATCTTGGCTCAAGTGCAAAATTTTATGTTAATAAAGAATTTTATTCTCCAGCAAATAGTTATAATGGGTTATCAACAGGAAGTATTTCTTGGAATAACATAAATGGAATGAAGTTTGTAGAGTCACCAGATTATAAACATTATTTTACTTTTCCAAATGGCACTTATTTAGTGAATATTAATCTGTTTTCAGATACAGTTCTTGATTCAACAATGGGAGTTGCGTTAAAAATAGAAGTTGATGATGCAGAATTTAGCAATCCATGGTTTAGAATGGTTCATGCATGGCAAAGTATTACTTACAGCTGCGTTATTACTGGTAATAAATTTAAAATGACAATTTTTCAAGATAGAATAATTCAAATACATCCCTCTGCACAACATTCATTTATTGAATTTGTTAGGTTAAGGTGATAATACAGTAATATTATAGTACATACATATACAGCAACGTTTGTTGGTAATTCAACATCTACAACATTTAGAATATCTAATGAAATAGAAATTATTTCAGTTCAAAATTATTTAGGTGAAATGTGTGTCTGTAATATTATACGATATTATGCATTCTGGGACAGCGGAAATCAATGGATCCGAATATATCTTGACCAAGCATATACAGGTGATCTTGGCGTAAAGGTTGTAGGTGTAAAAAAATATTCAAGCCAGCCAATATAAAACAAGAATGTCGCTTGGAAGGTTCTCAACTAATCGTTCCGCTAATTGATACTAAATATGTTATTCCATTTTCTATTGAAGAATTGGAATCAACATTTAAAATAATTCTCCAATGATTGAGTAATTCGTCAAGACTAGACACTGTAGCGTTGTACCATGAGTTAATGTTAAACACTTTTGCCGATGTTATATTAAGTTTATGTGCTTTATAGTGTTTTGGAATAATAATTACAAATCCCATTCCATATACCATGAATCCTGGAACCCATTGGTCTTTAAAAGTGCCCTGACCAGTTGATATTAAATTACTGTTTGATTTTATTTGACTGTTTTCCAATTACTGTATAGGTTTCCATTGTGTGAATTAAAATATCTAATATTATTATCAATATCCCATACCTCAATTGTGACATAACCTGCATATGGTCTAAAAATAGTTATAACTTGCTTATTACTATTGGATGGATTTGATAAGTTTGGATAATCTTCTTTCCATGCGGCAAATTTTACACCTGCATTATTAGGCAATGTAGAAAGTAACTGATCCCATGTAACAGACGGTTTTAATCCGAGTTGCGATAGTGAACTATAAATTTTTAAATTCGTGTTTTGCTGATTTCTAACACAAAAAACTTTCTCCTAATGATTCTATCAGCGGGCATAGTTTTAACTCCGGAGCTCTCCCCGGAGTGGTTTTCTCTATGTCTTTATGCTGAATATTTATTGTATGACGCTCTCACATTGCTCTGACTGATGTAACAATATACTTGGGTAGTCTTCAAATCAGCATGTCCCAGGACTGCTGCCACATCTTGTATATTTGCTCCCCGATCAAGAAGGTTGGTGGCCAAAGTCCTCCTGTATCTATGAGGATGTACATTAGTAACATTAGCACTCTCACCAAGCTTCTTTAGTGTTCTTTCAATCCCTGCTTTCGACAATCTCTTATAGGGTGTCCTTACACTAGCAAACAGGCATGGATCCGTGTCTGTCCGTGTATTCAGATAATCCTGCAGATGCATTAATGCTACTGGTGTAAGGTAAATCATCCTCTCTTTATTTCCTTTTCCCAGGACTACTGCATCCTGTGTCTGAAAATTTATATCGTTTCTGTTGAGCCTTACCACTTCTGATACCCTGCAACCAGAAGCATAAAGGAATTCTATCAGTGCCAAATCCCGAAGTGTTGTACAGGCCTGTTTTAGTCGCTCCATTTCTGGTGCGGTATAGGGCTTTTTCACTACCTTCGTGTACTTAATCTGGGACAGTGCTGCACATGGGTTTCTTCCGATCATACCCTCGGCAGAGAGCCAGGAAAAGAAACTACTGAAACATCGGCGGATTCCGTCCAAGGTACGATTGCTTACCTTCCGGCGCTCCTTGTATGCGGCCAGGTAGTATCTGAGATCGTAGGTAGTAATCTCATGCAGTGGCTTACATAGAGTGTGTATCATCATGTAACACGCATCGTAGTAACGCCGAATTGTGGATTCTGCCTTTCCTTCTACTCTCTTGGTAGCTATGTATTTCGCCAGCATAGTGTCTGGAGTGTTGTCCACTACCGTCAGCTCCGTACTTCTCTCCTGGACTTCGTAGCTGTTCAGCTGAATGCAGAGTGCATCCTGTACTGCCTGGAGCTGTTGGTCATCTAATAGGGATTGCACCGCCAGCAATACATTGTTGATTATCGTATTTCGTATATCCATAACCTTCTTTCCTCCTTTGGCTCTATTGTAGCATTTAGGGGAAAGAAGGTCGCAAAACACGAAGATTCCATGCAAAATAGTCATAAAATATTTTGATAAAGTTTATGTTAACAACGGCTATCTTGAAACACAACCTTCGGATTTTGGCCTAAATTCATTAAGTTATATACTGATTGGGCATAAAACGGTACCCCAAAGTTGTATCATTACTGGCTATTATTGTGATGGAAAAAAATCTTATACTTCCGTTTATAATTCAGACGGAACTCCATATAGCGGATTTATAAGTGTTACTGCTGTTGCTTTTGGAAATTAGCTCTGGAAGTTAAGCATTCAAACCAATTTTAACCCAAAGCATTATAAAACTGTATACTGTTCCAGATGTCAATGCTTTTGAAACTCGAATAGTGTATAAGCTACTTGCATTATCACATGATATTCCGGTTGTATACACATAAGCATCTGACATAGATATTAATGCAGCTAAGCACATACCACTTTTTTTATTAATATAAAAATAGTTATTACCATTGCCAGTTACATCAGCTATTGTACAAATGATTCCAGCCATATTACTGTTTAGTGCATTAATCCCTAGCGCCTCTTTCAGCTGCGCTATAGTGATCTTCTGGGTTGTAGAGCCATTCTCCAATACCACGATATCCGTATCAGATACTTTGGTAGCTGCTGGGAGAGCTGATATTAGTGTACTTGGTATAGATTCAGACATTTTTCATCAATCCTTTCTTGGAATTTTTTCAATTACTTTATTATTCTTTGTCATCAGGCACTTGCCGTCCTTTGTGGCCAGTGCGTATACTTTGTCGATGATCTTCACGGACAGGACGAAGCTTGCTCTGGCGGTGACCGGGTTCGGTGTCATTTTTACATCGCTGATTAAAATATTCGCCATATCACTTCACCATCACTTCTACTTCTGCAATCAACTTCTCGTCCAGGATTTCATACATCACTCTAAGTTTATATCTACCTTTTTTCTGCGGCTGTATAACCACATCAAGAATATGTCCTTGTATTACCGCAATGCCACTATCTTCAACTTCTTGTGTTCCTTTGTAAAGCAACTCATAGGAAGCTCTTTCGATTAGAAAATCGGTACCTTTGCAGGAGCATATTCTTAGTTTTATATGTTTCTTTTCTCCGAATTCAAAATCCACATTCACAGTTGCAACCTCCTATTAACTCTGCATAATACTCGGATTTTTCTAAAACCGCCCGATACTGTGGCTCTAATAACTCTTCATAATACGGACACGGCTCAATGTGAACACACATAGAAGATATATCTATGGTAATAATGTATCTTGCTATATATGCGGTATTTCCAGCTTCATCAACAGCGGACATGTCAACTACATAAGCGCCGTTAAGGCTTTTGGGGATGATGGCTTCCCATCTATCCCCTTGTGCCCTTGCGAATGAGATAATGTTTCCATTGATAGTACCCCTTAATGCTACTACCATGTTTCCACCACCTTTATCAGTCGGTAACCTCTACAGAGATTACAACGGTTTTTTCAGTATCAACCGGGTTCGGTGTTAATGTTACGGACTTGATGACAGGAGCCTTAGTGTCCAGTTTCACAGTTCTGGTTACAGTGGTACTCTTTCCGGCACTATCAGTAGCCACTACGGTGATGGTATTGGTACCCTCAGTAAGAGTAATTACCTTAGACCAGGAGCCATCAGAAGCAACGGTTGCCGCCTCTGCGCTACCACTATTCAATTTGACAGTAACAGATACTGGGCTGGATGTTGCATCGTTTGTTGTACCACGAACAGTACAGGAAGCCTGGTTGGTAACAAGACCATCTGTCGGTGATGTAACGGAAAGTGTCGGCGGTACGGTATCAATTTTGAATGAAACGCTCTTCTGTGCTGCCGCATTTCCATCATAGTCTGAAGCGCTTACTGTAATTGTATGGCTTCCATCTGATAAAGCCGTGCCAGGAGTATAGGTGCATCTGTACCCACCAGAAATAGATGTCTTGGAAATGCTGTCTCCTGTGATCTTGCTTCCAGAATCAATTACAATACCAATGGTTGATGGATCCACTCCAGAATCATCATCAGTTATTGTCCAGACAATGCTTGGTTTGTTATTTGTAATCAACGCGCCGGCTGTCGGATAGGTTATTGTTGATATTGGCGCAACTTTTTCTCTTACCTTTAGCTGTAATGAACTTCCTAACGTTGAATGACTAGCATCTGCTGTTTCTGCGTTTCCAGCATCATCAGTAGCTCTGATTGTTACCCCATAATAATGTCCTGATTGATTATAGCTGGATTTACTAGGGGCTGTAATTGTTCCCTCATATCGTCCAGTAGAACTGTTATAGGTTAGACTTACGGTCTGTCCATTTACTGTAGCTTGTACTGTTTTTACACTCATATTCTCATTCCTTTCGTGAAATATTGTTGATAAGTTCTTTTAATTCCTGTACTTCTGTTGACAAAGCATCCAGTTTTGAATGCAGTTCCTGGTTGTCCGCTTGGAGAGCCAGGATTTTCTCATGGTCATTTTTCAGCATGGCAAACATGCAGGGGATTATAATACGGTAATTCCAGTTTTCAGCTTTGCCTTTTTCATTATGGTCAACGGCTAATGGAAATCTGCGGTCAATGTCCTCAGCTATGAACATCGGCATTTCTTTACCGTATCGCTCATCTTGCTCGGATAAATATCCGTCTTTGTATTTCGCCCAGATTACTTTGATTCTGTATAGGTCTTCCAGTTCGTCTTCTTTGATGGATTTCCCAAGCACTTTGTAGCGAATGGAGGATGATGAGGAATATCCAACATACAAATATGATGGGTTAAACATCATTGGATTACCACCTGTTAGTGATTTCATCCCTTCTATCATAAAATTTTGCGCTACTTTAAGAATCAAATCACCGGTTATTGATTGCAAAACAACATTTCTCTTATTTTTATATTGTGCTGATAAATCAAGGAGTCCATCAGTTATATTTTCAAATCCTGCGCTAAATATAGATTCTTTTATCTGCGCCCATTCGCTTCCTTTTATGTTTTTAAATCCATCTGTATTATTTATTTTGCAAATAACATTTCCACTAGCGTCATACACCTCAAAAGTGCCATATCCATTATTTGGACCGCCAAGCTTTAATGTGCCACCCTTGGCGTAAGTGAACGAAATATATAGCTGATTTCCCTCTTTATAAATTCCTTTAATTGCGCCATCATTGGTTAAGAGGTTAAATATTTCTTCATGTGTAAGTGCATCTACATCAATTACAACCGCCATACTTTGGGAATCTAATGGTTGTGAAAATCCACCCGCCGCGTATAAGGTACATTTTATGGCACTTACATCTCTTGGAATTCCAATTGACCTTCCAGAAGCCGTTGTTATAATTCCTCCCGCTTTAGTTGATAATACCGTATATAAATTATGTGAAACGCTTGTTTCGTCTTTCGCAGAAGAATATACCGTTTTCCAATTTTCCCCATCTACGGATTCTTCGATTTTAAAACGACCTTTATATGCTGTTCGTGTTTCCGCGTTTCCATCGCGATACCAAGCACTCAAAGTAATATAGCTCGGGGCTACACTGCCATTCGCGCGTTGCTTAATAACATATGATGGGCTTTCAAGAAAATATGTTCTACCCGGAAGACCGTTCTTTCCATCGTTTCCCGCATAAATTTTTGAAATGGAAAATCTTTTGGTCACCGTCAAAGCACTAAGATAAGTTGCCCTAACATCTACCCAACCATCATCGGCTGACAACCCCGTTACCGTATATGTCTTTGCTGAATTGTTCCAGATTCCTGTTATACTATCTGATTTTGTGATTATAAAATTACAATCATCTGTAATATCTTGTGTCCCGTACATTACTACAGCATGTGTAATCACACCGCTTGGAAATGTACCGTATTTTCCACTAGAATCAACAGAAATGCCCTGGTATTCATTGCTTAATTGCAAAGTCATATTCTTAGCAAGTGCCGCCGCTTCCTGTGCCTGTTTAGCCGCTGACAATGCGTCCTCAGAATCTTTCAGTGCCTTTGTAACGTCCGTATCTTTTAACTGTTTCCAATAATATCCGTTACCCTCATTTACAAATCGGTAAGCATGGCTATTACCATCATAGTAAATATCTCCAACATGCTTACTCATTTCGGCATCATCCAGCCACTCATTAGCCGGGTAGTTATTCAGTGTAGGTGCGGATGATCCTGTCCAAGTGTTGATATTTCCGTCAATCTGTCCCTGCATACTGTTTAACAGTCCATCCAAAGGAGATGCACCAATCCTAATTGAAGAGCCATCCATTATTAGCTGATGATTAGTTATGTCAGCAGAAAAAATAGTTTTTCCATTGCCATCACGAACTACCAAAGCGCCTGTCTTAATCCAGTCAGCATTAACACCTGTGGCGGTAAGGATTCTGGCAATTACATCACCATCAACAGTCATACCGCCATTCCAATGTTGTCCACCATCTGTAGAAACAGCCCACGCTTCCGCAGTCATTTTCCATACAATATCAGAATCGGACAGCTGTGGCTTGTTATGAAGATAATAGATGTTGCTTCCGTCCGGCTGTGTTTCTACTGTCGTGTATGTTCCAGAAGATTCCGCAAGGCGTTGTGACAAATCTTCAAGGGCTTTCTCTCTGGCGGTACGTTCATCTCTTAAGCTTTTTCTATATTCAGCCTGCGCCTGTTGATTAAGGGTATATTGCTTCTGTTTGTTTCTTGAAACACTCTTCGCACTGCATTCTAATTGTTCAAAAGTTCCCGGGTTCAATGTAAGAGAAGTTAAATAACTCTTATGTTCTTCACCATTCCTATCAGTGATTGTAATAGCATCCCCTGCTTCCAAAGCAATATCGGTTAGCGCGCTGGTTGTAAAAGGACGAAATTTTAATCCAACACATCTTTCAGCAATTATTGAGCAAATCGTTTGTCCAGTCCCCGGTTGTATTAGCTTATTTTCGCTAATATCTATGATGTATCCCTCATCCCCTGATTGATATGTTTTAGCGTTACTTTCAGATGAATTGCTTGAATACTCCGTTACTTTTACTCCTGTTATTTCAAGATCGTATAACCAAGGGGTAAATCCGCTTGTATCTTTGGATGTAATATTAACTGGATTATCGGGATTTTTTTCATACCATCCAACACAAAGCCTACCGTATTCATTGCATCTAGCCCACTGACAGCCCATCTGTGCCACCCATGCAATTACCTGCCGAAAAGTAATACTGCTATCATCTGGTCGATTCTGGATTACCAAGTCATCATTATCAAATCTGGTTGATTGCAGTGTTACTCCGCACACCTCACAAGCATCCTGGATGATTTGTAATCTGGTTGCCGGGTATGTCAGTTTGCTATCAGAATAATCACGGTCAAACAATCGCATGGAATCTTCACAAGTTAAACTGATAATAGCTGTATTCTGATATGGTGCATCTGTTACTGTCATGGTGCAGATACGGATTCTTTCAATACCAGTAGATAATTCAAGCCCAATATGGCAAACGACTCTCGCTCCGTCCCAGATGTAATCTGTGTACTTGCCAGAAAAGTTGTTGATTTGCAATGTCAGCTTATTTACGATAGCTGCGCCGATATCAAAAGAACCGCTTTGCGATACTGCATCCTCAAATTTAAAACCATTAGACCATAAATCCTTGTCGGTAATGGATAATGTGCTTCCATCCGTGAAGGTAAAATCTGCATATTTCAGATAGTTACGATTCCCACTATTCTGTTGTTCTTTAAATTCCGTTGATAAATTTCGCATATCTTACCTCTCGATAAAATCAAAACTAAGTCCTTCCATGCGCTCATTGCCTATCCACCAACACTTAAAAGGGGATTCCCTGTCACCAACATAAAATGTTCTGGTTTCGTGCTTATTTGCAGATAGCAAGTCTGGATATGTGACCTGTATGTACTCTGGATTTACTGCCTGTATAATTTTGCAAGCAGTGTCCCAATCTGGGCCATTCCAACCTACAGACAGCTTTCGCTTCTGTCCAACTCTGTTTTTGTGCATGGTCGTATCATCTGTTCTGCCGGATTCTGATGCCGATATATCCTGTAATCCCCATGTAAAAGAAGAGGGACAGGGCAATGCTACCCCATCCACTTTAAGAAATACTTCTGCCATATATTCACCTACTTTAGCACTCTGATTTCAAATTAGAGTGCTCTCAAGCAATCATTTTAGTTGCTTCACTTTGAACAAATTCTTTAATTTGCTGATATCCCCATCCGCAATTAATAAGGCTGCTTACAAGCATTTCCATATTTTGTACTTTTGCTAAGTCATCACCTGTGAAGAAATCTCTAAGATTTTCTTTTGCTTTTACCCCATAATCACTTTCAAGCTCTTTGGCTGTTTTTCCGAATAAATTACGATAAATTAAATTTGTGTAATTTGGATAAGCAAATCTTTTATTTTGGCTTTCCGTTATTTTCATCTTAATTGTATCTGTTAGGATATGTCGAATAACAACACCCTTGTCACGCTCGATTTGCCATTGCTGACGTTCTGTATGAATTCTTTTTAATTCAGATTCCATTTTATTAAAAGCGTCAATGTATTTAAGTTTCCACTGTAATGCTTTTTCACCATTAAATCCCATGGCTAACAAGGAAAATCCATCTCTTGTTATAAGGTATTCGGTATACTCACGATTGTTTTCTCCGATATAAGAAGTTTTTATAAAATAATCAGAAAGGGGGATATCTCCCCTTTGAGAAATCTGTGTTACAAGACCTAAATGTTTGGTTTTACCCTCTGCGTCAACTTGTCCTTCAATTGCCCTTATTACTTCCTTGTGCTCTTTTTCGAAAGATTCTGCGATTTTTCTTGACGTAGTAAGTAACTTTTCTTCGTATCTTTTTCCAACGATTTCTACCAGCATAAATTCATATCTCCTTTATGATTTATTTTTTGGCAACAAAAAAGCGCCTACCCCGAAAGGTAAACGCTTTAAAAATTGCTTATTATGATTTTATAGTATAACATACGGTGAAAGTATCATTCAGTATACTTTGGTATCATTTCACTGTTTTTAAAACTTCCTCTAAGTACAGATATTCGAGCAACTTATATGTTCTTTTGAGATCATAATAATCATCTACTTTTTCCAAAAGTTTCTTGATTTCTTCTTTATAGTCAATCATTCTACAATTCCTCCCAACACTCTAATCAACTTCTGTTTGCGGTTATACTTCAAAATCTCGGAAATCTGCCCCATCATATCATCCATTGTCATGTTGCTCTTCATGCTATTGCAACGCTTACAAGCCAGTTGCAGATTCTTAATATCATTGGTGCCGCCCCGGGACAACGGCGTAATGTGGTCGATTGTCATTTTCTTGAATTTGACAGGCTTACCGCATATCGCACATTTTCCGTTGCACTTGGCGTACACACTCTTTTTCTGAAAGTCATTGAACTGGATTCTGTTTTCCATACGATCACGCTTTCTGCTCCATAGATTCAAGAGCCTTAAATTTCTGTCTTGCTTTATTGGCGTAATCACTTAAAATCAACAGTTTCATTGTCATAAATTCTTTGTTATACGCAAACTGCCATGTTTTCAGTTCGTCCATCTCTTCTGTGCTATTAAATCCGTACTGTTCCATGAAATCGTCCAAAAGAAACTTGATTTTATCAATAGTGTCCTCTACTTCGAACATTGTGTCTTCTCTATCCATATTTTCTGACATCTTATTTTCCTCCTGTGTATCCCTGTAAAAATCTAATTAAAAGAATCTCTGCTGTGCGTTTTCTGTATCAATCTCATTCTTCAAGAAAACTGGCGGTTTGTATTCTCCAATAATCTTGACTGCCTGTTCTACCTGGCTTCTCTTAATTGCCTTGTAGCTTTTGACCTGGAACTGGTAGCGCAGATTGGAATGAATGTTACTGTAAACCTTCTGACGTATGGAGCGGCTGTTATAAGCATTTGATTCCTTGCCGCCAAGCACCAGTGTTCCTTTTCTCTTTACAGCTTCCGTGATTTTCTCCGCTTCAATCGGGAGAATCGGCAAATCCATTTTCAAAGTCTCAAACTCTGTCTGGATATCGTCAATCCGCTTATTCAGTTCTACATTTCCCTGGGCGAGAAGCTGAATCTGTTCGGGAATGGTCATGGGTACTGGGTAGCGAACTGTTTCTTTTAATTTATCCTCCACTTTGAGGAAATATTGTCTGGCTTGTTCACCTTTGACACTCTTTGATTGCATGGAAAGTTTCTTTGCAAAGCTGGCAGAGAGTTTATAATCTTCTCTTTGAATAACGCCACCTGTCGGTGTCTCGACATTGATGTCGAGTCGCACATAATCTTCATTCTCCATTGCAAAATCATTTTCAATAATATTTCTTTTGCACCATCTTGAAAACTGTCCTTGTGCAAGTTCTAAAAATGAATATAGTTTTCTTGCAGTAGTCATGCCCTCTTCATCAATTCCAAGCGCAATCTCAATAGGTGTCTGGTTTGCTGTGTTAATTGTGATTTCGTTCATATATTAAAAACCTCCTGTGAAATTTTGATTTTTTATTTGCAAACAGGAGGCATACAGTGTTATAATTTGTATAGCCTCCTATTTGGTGGCAGAATCATTTAAGAGATTCTTAACTTTGGTCGGTCGGGAATCTCTTATTTTTTATCACTCTGGAACATTTTATCATACTGCATTTCAATCCCAATTCTCACAATTTCAGACCTTGTAGTAGCCTTTTCAAGTGCAACAGCATCCAGTTTTTGAAGAGTTTTCTTGTCTAATCTTGTCCTTAACATATAGTCTTTTGGATTGTCAGTTAATTTTGTTCCGATTTTCATAGCAGCCATTTATATCACCTCTCTTTCTTTGTTGCTACAATCCTATTATAGTGTGTAGCAACAATCCTGTCAAGTATTATTTTCATTTTTTTCAAATTTCCTATTCCACTATCCGTTTTGGAGTGGTAAAATACAAATATCATACTGATTTAGGGAGGAAAACGCATATGAAAAAATCCAAAAAGTTACTGGCAATTTTTACCATTATGTTACTGATTGTCTGTATGGCAGTTCCAGTATCGGCGGCTGGTAAAATCAACAAGAAAAAAGCCACTTTGAAAGTCGGTCAAACATTACAATTAAAAGTAACTGGAACAAAAGGAAAAGTAAAATGGACAAGTAGCAAAAAATCTGTTGCTACGGTATCTTCTAAAGGACGTGTAAAAGCGAAAAAGAAAGGTTCCGCTACAATTACCGCAAAGATTGGTAAAAAGAAATATACCTGTAAAGTTACTGTGAAAAAGGCTTCTAATGGCAATGGCGGTTTTGGTGGAAATCCAAATGCTAACAGCAGTGGTAAAAAGAATGTTGTTAGTTATCATGCAGAATCTACGCCGTATGGAGCTGTGGCAATTCTGGAAAACCATTATGACCATGCAGTTGATCTGACCGTTGAATTTATCTATTATCTGAATGGAACAATGGTCGGAGTTGATAAGGATTATAATTTTGCGTTTGCAGCACATTCAAAATGTGCACTTCAAGGCTGGAATTCTGATAAAACGTGGGATTCTTTTAAAATCAATTTGAATATTAAGAAAGCATCTTCAAGTGTTATAACAAATAACTCGGGAATTCATTATTCAGCCAATTTTGGAAATAGAAATGTAGTGGTAAAAGTAGATAACAATGGACGGAAAAATGCGTTTACCACTATTGCAATTGTATTTTATAAAAATGGTAGGATAGTGGGGTATGATGATCGTAATGCTGATGTAAAAAATCCAGGATCGACAGCTTATCTCGAATTTGATTTTCCATTTGATAGGAATTTCGAGGATATCATACCAGATAAATTTGAAGTATATGTAAATGATTCGTATACATATAGCTGGATGAATTAATATAAAAGGCTAGGGAGAAATCCCTAGCCCTAATCTTATCAGTTAATGTATTCAACATCTATGCTTGGCAATGTTACTTGTTTCCCAAGAAGTGTTGTAGAATTTAATGTTCCGCTACAAGTTCCGTATACGGTTATCCAATCTCCTTCTAGGTAATGTGTTTCGCCATCCTCATAGCTATATGAACAATCCCATTTATTACCGTTTCCGTCAACAATATACAACGTATATCCACCGAATATTCCTTCTAATGACTGATCTATTGTTCCAGAGACAATACAATGTTTTTTATCGTAACTGTCAGGATTTCTCAATATATCATTATAGTCCAATGTTTGGCAAAGTGCCTTGTATTCGTCCTCTGAAACTTCTTTTGAATTAGCAACTTCTTCTGTCACTACAAAATACTGTGATAAACTATCATCTGAAGCATCCTTTTTATAGCTTTTAGCTTCATCACCTTTTGCAAATACCATACAATTCTCTAAATTTATGGAATCTCCCATAAATCCCCATGAATCTACATTTGATACTGTTCCAAGAATAGCAACCACATCATCATCTTTAAGACCGCTTTCATATTTTGCATACAATTTACTATCAGATACATTAAAATTACTCATCATGTATTTATCACCAATAGTAACTTGCACCTTATTGTCTTTAATCTCACTTATTGTTGCTACAGTATAAATTTTAGCTCCGCTCATATTGACTGCATATTTATATAAATCGCTGTCAGTGATATAAGAATATTCACCAGAATTAAATGTTTGTAATTCATCATCAAAAGTAATTGGAGCCACATTCTGTTTTTTCTCTTCTACTGTAGGAGTTGCTTTTCTTTCGTAACTATTGGATTTTTCTGTCTGTGTTTTGGATGTATCTGCTGTTTTCTCTGTTTTAGATGAATACCAGCCAATTAGAATAAACACAAGGCAGATAAAACCAAAATAGTTTGCGCATCCCCCTTTTTTCTTTTTCTTGGTAGCTGTCGGCTGTGTTGTGTACTGTGGTTTTGGTGCAGAATATGTTTTAGGTTTTTCGATATTCTCAATAGTTGTTCTGGTCTTGTTTGCTTCGCCCCTGTCGCAATTATCCATTACACTCTTGTCTAGCATATACCATTCAACAACATACTGTTTTTTGAAATACCGCTCCGCAATCTCTGTTGTAAATTCTTTTGCCTGTTCATATGCGGAAGAGCCTGTTGATAAGCAAATTTTGAAAGGCTTTGCGTATTTCGGAATTGAAAAAGCAACTTTCAACTGTACTCTCCCTAAATCGTCTGGTTCTTCCTTGTCATAATTCAATACAAAATCCATAGGATTTGCTTCAAGTAACAAATTTCCTTTGTAGTAAACCTCAATATTCGCTTTTGAAGCCTTGATTCTCATGGAATCTAACATCTCAATGTCGTATTCCTTTTGCTTCTGTGGCGGTTCCTGTGTTACATTTCCCTGTGTTATCGGGAATCCACAGTTCGGGCAACTTGCCGCTTTATCACTTATTTCCTTGCCGCATTCTGGACATTTAATCAGTGCCATAAATATCCCCCTCCTTAGTATGATACCCATATTGTACCACCTTGGGACGTATTCCGAAAGCCCTATTTCGCTTTTCTATCAATTTCCGCAGTTACAGCAAACAAAAGAGCTTCGGCAAATTTCGCGCCGACCGAATCAGCGTATTTATCGTGAATCCGGTTTGCTTCCATGGTGAGATTTTCCCACTGTGGAATATCGTCTTTTGAGATAAAGGCATACTTCTTGTGGAGATTCCATATTTCTTGCCAGATGGAAAAGTAAGTCTGTTTAAAGTCCATCAGTGTAAAGCACTCCATGATATTTTTCAAGCCTATATTTCTGCTTGATATTTGGATATTTTTCGTGATCCACTTCACTGTAAAACATCTTTGTTGGCCTGGCAAATAGTTCCTTACCGCCATACAAAGCTCTGTATACTACCAAGTCTTCCCCTGTTTCTGTATGTCTGGCATATCCGATAAACTTATACAAATACTCGTTGTTGCGTGGCTCCTTGATGGTTTCTCTCTTAAAGTGCTGTACAATGTCTCCTGGTTCAAATAATGGTCTGTTCATTATGTTTTCATATCTCCTTTTCGTTAATACCACTTCTCTTTCAGCTGATTAATCGGTGTTCCGGCAACTCCGGCACTTTCTCCGCTGTCTGTTGTCTTGAAGTATGCACCCGGAATTTGAGGATACATAAACTCAAACATCAAATAATTAGCTGCATCGCAAAGATATTCTGTGTTTCCTGTCTCACGATACTTTTTGATGCACATATCGTGGGATTCCAAGGCGTTTACCAACTTCTCCCCGAAGTTATCCTTTGCTGTACCATATTTGTAAAAACTTACCTCAACCCTATTCTGGCGTAATTCATCGAAACGGTCTGAATATTCTGTCGGAAGTTCTGTTCCTATTTGACTCATATGTTTTAATTCTCCACAATTAATTAATTTCTTTGTTCAAATTTCAATTTTCTTGGCTTATTCCTATATTTTATCTGGTGAGAGATTTTGAAACGGATTTGATTATTTTATCTCAGTAATTCTTTATCAATAATCTGGAAATTTGCCCTGTGGATATAAAGAGCTTTTCCGTCAATCATTAACTTTGTCATTTTAGGTAGATCATCCGGGATTTTCCAGAACACCTCGTCACCAGAATATGCGGCTATTGGTTGTCCAAGTTGGGATTTAATTACTACAACCCTAGATTTCCCAAAATAATTTTTATAATAATTCACAATCCCGGCTATGTATGCATTCTCTGAAATCTTCTCGGTTGAATGGCTGGTAATATCTTCCTGGGTAAAATCAACCTCCGGCTTCAATCCTTTTTGCTCAAAAATACAAGTATCACCACAACTTTCAATTTCTTTACCGTCTATCAGAATTGTAATGACGGAAGATACATCATAGCTGGTTGTTTCGTTACCCTCGCTATCGTAGCCCTTAGATTTCGTTTTATTCCCGGAAATATTAATCTTGTCCCCAGTGGTGGTCATAACCTTTTGACCGTAGTTGTCGTAGGTATAGATTGTGTAGCTGTTACCAGAAAGATTTCCTTTCACGTCATTCAAGTAATCGTCATTGGCTGCACAGCCTGTTAGACCTGTGATAATGCAAATACAGATAATGGTTGCCAATAGTGCTTTGATTCTTTTCATGGTTTTTGTCCTCCCTCATATGTCTCATAATCAATCGTTCCCAAATCACCGTACACATCTGGATAATAAATTCCAACCCAGAAGTTATCTTCCATTGTTTTGTAGTAAGTTACTTTTACATTCCATCTCTGTACCTCGTCAATAATTTCTTTGTTGAGAAGTCCGAATTGATCTCGGCAAGCTTCATTTTCCAGTTTGTAAGTCAATGCTTTGTATTTCTCTGCATTTGCCTGTCTGGTGGCGGTAACCGTAGTCTGGCTTATTGCTAAAAGCAATCCAGCGATCAAAAGATATACCGCACCGATAAAAGCCACTGCTACGCCCAAAACAAGCACGGTTGCGCTCACATTCGAATACTCATATTCGTAGCTTAAAGATTCTCCTATTCTATTTGCAATCAGAATAACAACGCCGACTGCAAAAATGATTATTGATAGCCAAAATATCATAGTGTGTCCGTTACTGAAAACTTATAAAAAGTTATAAACTTCTATGTTCCATTCCTACTTCAACGAGTATGCTTTTGATGATATAAATATCAATCTACTCACAAGTTCTTGTACTCTCCATAGGCGTAAATTCCGGACTAACGTATC